AAACAACTCTAAGCTATCAGCACCATCATATATCTTTACAGATAGCGTATTTGCTGCGGAGTTGTCAATCCAAATTGTACCTGCCACTGCTGAAGTAGGTGCAGTGCTTCCAATATGCTGAGAATTAAGTGCGTTTAATGTATCATTAAGATTTGATCTAAAAGTACCAAAAGCGACATTATCTATAGTTATTTGTGAAACTTGTGACATTACTTTTTAATACCTCATATTGGTTATGATTTCAACCCATAACCATTAGCTTGATAGTCAAAAGTTCGTGAGATAGCAGTATTACTTGAATTGTAGAAAGTCACATCAAATCCAGATGTAGATTTGTTAGCCACAACAAAATAATCACCACTAGCCATATCTTGACCTGTGATATTGACATTTGGATTAGCATAAAATGGATTTGTAAAGGTGACATTATAAGTTCCTGCTCCACTAGATATATCATCACCTGTTTCTGATCTATTCTGTAAGTTAAGAGATACAGTTAATCCTTTGACTAAGGCTCTAGATTGATTGTTTAAGCTGATTAGTCTGGCTCTGAATTTAAAATATTTCCCTTTAAATGTTCCTTGTTGAGCAACAGATGTAAATGTAGATATATCATCTAAACTGGTTTCACTAGCGCCAATTTGGATATTTGTACCTGCATTTGTAGGTAGATTTCCGTCAAATGGTGCTTTTGCATTTTCAAATAAATCCTCATTACGACCAAAATCAAAGAGATCATAAGGATCATCTGAAACCATATCTAATTGGATCTTAAAAGTAGCATCATAAATAAATGGTAAAGTAAATGTAGAATTAAAATCATAAAAACCACTTCCTATGATATTCTTATCTATTCCACCTGTTTCAAACACATAATTTGCATCCACATCAGCAAAATTACCCACTCCATCATCAAATTTTGAAATTGTATCTAAGGTTATGACATTATCCCCAGTAATTAATCCTGTGTCTGTTCTTTTAAAGGTATTGGTAAAACTACCTGCAAAATTAGGATGTTCTGCAATACTATCAATAAACTGATATCCTTGATTAGTCACATTAGATGATACAATCAGGGCAGGCTCTAGACTTTCATTACCTAGTTTATCAATAGCTTTAATTCCTAAAGTAAATGGTGGATCAATTTTGTTTAAAATAACACTGTTAGCACTTCTTCTAGGAACTCTGACAAGATCAGTAGAATTAAACCAAGAATAACCACTAGATACTTTCTGATATCTAATCTCATAACTTTCAACATCTAAATCAGCAACTGGCAACCATGAAAGCTGCATTTGATCACTACCTATTAAACTGATACTGAACTCATCCACATTGGCAGGTGGCTCGGTAGCACCAATTACCTTCCTTGTTCCTGTGATATAAGTTGATTTAACTCCTAGACTGTTTATTCCTCTGGCTCTTACTTCGTAAGTTCCACCATCAACTGCATTAAGGAGTTGGTATTCTAAAGATTTACCTTGTGATACAATTCTAAAGTCATCAACTACCGCAGCGCCATTTCTATCTAAAGTCTGTTTTACTTCAATTTCATAATCTGAAACAAACTGATCAGTAGATGCTCCTACAGTAATTAACAATCTAGTAATAACTGTTCCGTCATTTAGTTCTTGTAGATCATCAGATAATGTTAGTGATGAAGGTGGAATTACAGTGAATGGATCAGGGAGATTACTGTCAGCTATAATTGCTACTTCTGTCTTTTCATCAAAGGTGTACCAAGCAGATTGATGTTCTTGTAAAGATAAGGATGCAGTAAAATCTACATTTAATGTCATACCACTTACTCTGAAGGGTTTATTAGTCATTCCTAATAGAGATGAAGTGACATTTACAATATCTCCAATAGCTAGGTCTAATGCTTCATAATTAGCCGTTAATCCTAGTTTTAAATTGTTTCTGGATCTATTGAGAATGATCTTACCAAACTCTAAGGCTTGATAAGGTGAAGTAATAGTATCTAAAGTTATATTACCTTCTTGCAAGAAACCGCCATCAGCAGTTTTATAGGTTTGATGTTCTGCATCTGTTTCAGGATAAACAATAGAATCCGCTTGAAATGACTTTTGAGGGTTTGGGAAATTGATAACTACTCGGTTATATTTGTCATTCTTTCTTTCACTCTCTAATTTAATTCCACCAATAATATTATCTTCATTAAGAGTAAATGTAGCAGTGCCAGTTGTTTCAATAAGCAGTTTGAATTTACCTTGAACATAAGGCAGTAATCCTCTCATGCCTTTTAACAAGACTTTAACATTATCAAGGATCTTCTTATTGGTGTTTAAGACGGCATTACAATCAAAGAGATTAATATCTGATCCACCACTATAAGGAGTGACTTGGGTTTCAGCTATTTGAGATGCGGTATAAAAACTAGATATATCTAAATCACTATCAGATATTCCTTTTCCATATCGTTCATTTCTGAGGAAATCTAATAGACACCATACTGGATTAGTAGAATAAACTCCTGTGGTTTCATTCCCACCACTATCAAAAATAGATACTTTTTTACCCTGAACTTTGACTTTGATATTCGGAATACCAGAATATTTATCTGCATCCCAAGTTAATCTAAAAGCTATATATGCTAATCCTGATAATTTATGGTTGCTAGTCCAGTTTGTTAAGGTTGTCAGTAGTGAAGCTGCTGCTTGTCCGTCTGTTCCGTAAAAAGGTTGAATAACTATAGTAGATCCAAATTTACTATCATTAGATGTAATCTGTGTACCATCTGCGAATGATCCATCAAAAGTGACTACACTATCATTGACCTGAATTTCAGTAATGGCATTGATTTCACCCTCTGCTAAGACCATAGCGCCATAAAGGTAAGTATTGTCTGTGCCTGATGTTTCTAAGAATACTCTTGTTCCGCCTACTAGACGCTCACCATAAATAACTGGTATCTGGGCATTATTGGATTGTTTATTGAGTTGAGTACCCCTAATCTCCTCTACTTCTGGAGTATCTGGTATCTCAGGGATGTCTATAAACCATGAAACTACCTTCTGTACTATATTTTGTACGGCTTTAACTACGTTTGACATTATTACTAATCCTCATGGTTTTATTTATTGTTTCTTCCATTCTCAACCAAACTACTTCTTTATCATATCCTAGTTCGTTCCAAAAATGATTCTTTGCCCAATTAATCATATCTCTGATATTTTTTCTACAAAGGAAATCAGCAAAACACAGATTATCACCGCATTTCCAATTACTGTAATCAATGATCCCATGATGTAAGAATTTAAACTTCATTACATCATTTAATAATCCCCAATTCATAAATCCTATAATCTCTTTGTCTTTAAAGACCTTATACTGATTAAGGCTAATACTTGGCTCTAGGTGGTGATATAAAACTCGTCTTGAAGTATCTTTGTATCTGTCAAATGTTAAATAGAAATCAATAACATCTTCAATCACTTTCTTCCCCAAGTTAATTCTTGAATTTGAAGTGCTGCAAACTCCATCCCTCTATCAGTAGGGAAATATCTTTGTTGGCTACCTTCATTAGTTTTACGCCCTGCAATTCTACTGAAATCTGAAAAGTGAGAAGTACAGATCAGGGATATTATTCCTTTATCTGTATCTATTCTGAAACTCTCAATAAAACCTTTATCATAATTGTAAGTATCAATAAGTGTATCAGTGTTATTTAGTAATCCAATATCTATGCTTACTTCATCATTGGCTACATTGTTATTTAAAACAATAGAAGTAAAAGCGCTATCTACTGCTGATAATTCTACAGTAAAATTAGATACATCTAGTTCTGCATTTTCTGCTTTATTCGTAATGGATAAGAAATGACTACTAGCGGAATAGGTGTTGGAATTATGAGTAATGTCTTTGTAATGATTAGTTAGTCTTTGGGGAGTAGGGAATAATATTTCTAGTAAGATAGTTGGCTTAATACTTTGAGTAGCCAGTTCATTTTTTAAAGCGGTAGATAAACCTCTAGCCATTAGAGAGCCTCTATGAAATCAACTTCAAATCTATATAAATCTAAATCCCCTGTATTGAATTGCTGAACATCATTTGTCAGTCTTACTGTAAATTCTACACCATCATAAGTGACTGCTGCATCATTAGATATATCACTTCTTAAAGGTGGCTCAATCGTCAGGGTTGCTGCTCCTGCTACTGCAGTTGCATCACTAACCACCATATAAACCTTTGTATCTCCTGCAAAATTAACAAAATCTCCTGCTTTAATTTCTCCAGTCATTCCATCTACATCAATCGTAGTATCTCCTGCACTATGTGCGCCATTCACTAATACTGTTCCTGATATACTCCCTTTGGCATCTTTTAGGTCTGGTAAGGATATCTGGAATGTTTCTTTTTGTGATCTTTGTTTCATTACAAAAGCATAAACTGGAGCAAACTCTGATCTATTCATTGGCGGATAACTTGCGCTAAATTTAAATCTCTGCCCATCTACCTGAACTGCAAACATCTTACCACTGTCTGTAGTGGATGTGATTGTCTTTTGTTCAGATGAAAAACCTACTGATGCAAATTCTGGTGTTGTTGGATATGTACCTGCCATTAGATTAATGCTTCCTTCCCTTGACTATTTAAAGCATCATTTATCACATTAACAATAGTGCTTCTACGCTTAATCAATAAATCATCAAATCCCTCTGTGTCATTAGCCATAATGCTAACATTCACTACTGTTCCTTTATTTAGATTATCATTAGATACAATCGTTCCTGATTGATTAGGTACAAACATCTCTCTACCTTGTTCACCAACTATATATGGTTGTCCTGCAGTCACGCTACCCCCTAATGCTCTTGGAGGAGGCGCTGATCTAATTGCTGCAATCTGAGCCGCACCTTTGGCAGCAGTAATAGCAGCTTCTATATATCCTACTGGAAATCCTTTTTTAAGTCCTGCAGCGACACCTTGAGCCGTACTCATAATAGCATCACCAATAGCTAGTGCCTGATTTAATCTAAATGCTTCCTTATTAAATTTTGACATATTTCCTAGAATATCTTTTCCTGCAC